CTTTCGATCAGATTGTAGCATTGTCGGTGTTCGAGCACCTCGACGTGAACCTGGTGGTGACGCTGAATGAATGCCACCGCCTCCTCCGGCCCAGTGGCGTGGTGGCGATGAAGTTGCCGCTCTGGAGCGCAGAGCAGGCGCACGACGATCCCACGCACCGATGGTATTTCACGGTACGGTCGCTGGACCAGTTCTGCCCGGAGACGAAGCGCGGCAAACAGTACGGTTTCTACACGCCGCATAAATGGCGTTACGTGAAAAGACCCAAGATTAACGACGCAAAAACGTCGTTCTATGTCTCGTTAGAGGTGATTAAGGACACGCAAGGAGAGACTACTGTATGAAGGACTGCGGAATCCTGACGATGGGCAGGAGCGTCAAAATCTCGGCGTCGGCGCGCCGCCTGGGATTGCAGTTGCGGCAAGGGCGGAAGTGGAAACCGTCCTGGGCGCGGACCCTGTTCGTGAGCGGCAAGTATCAAGTACCCTGGGACCTGCTGCCGAGTGGGTTTCATTTCCTCCAACGCTGGGACGCGGCGGCTCCGCTGTGGCGCTATGGTGTGCTGGCCCAAGACGTGGGAACGCCCGCCGAACGGAAACGAACGGCAAAACTGACGCTGGATCTGCGCATTCCACTGTACGAGCCGGGGCTGTTGTTCATCCGGTCAAGCGAGGCCGGGCTGGCACTGCTGGAGACGTGGCGGGCCGAGTGCCGGCCAGGGGGCGACGAGCGGCTGGCGTTCCTGCGGGCGCTGCACATCGTCAAGCCGCGATTCTGCGCGCTGCCCCGGTCGTGGCTGGCCGAGGAGGCCCAGCGGGCGCAGCAGGACGCCAGGACAGACAAGAATATGCGTAATGTCAGGCGGCTGGTGCGGGTGGAGATCGCGCCGGGGCGGTTCGTCAAATGCCACGCGGGGGACGAGGAGAAAGTGAAAGAGCATTTCGCCAGCCTGCAGCAGAGGAGCAGGGGAGAAGGCGAGCAGGCGAGCAGGAAACGACGGAGGCCGACCAAGGACAAAATGAAGAAACCGGCGAAGGACAAGGCGAAGGGAAAGAAGGAGAAAGCCGGTGGCTGATTTTTGCACGGTTCAGGACGTCGAGAATCTGCTGCAGATCGAGATCACGGACGCGGACAAGATCGCGGCATGCGAGCGAGCGATCGCCGAGGCGACGGAGGCGATCCGCAATTATTGCCACCAGTACATCGAGTTCGTCAGCGACGACGAGATCACGCTGGACTGTGCGGGCGGGACGCGGCTGTTCCTGCCGGAGTTGCCAGTGAGTGAGGTTACCGAGGTCATCGAGGACGAAGAGGTCCTGACCGAGGACGATGACTACAAGCTCGGTCAATATGGCATCCTCCACCGGGTGGACTGCGACTGGGAGGCGGGGATCCAGATCGTCACGATCACGTACACGCACGGGTATGCCGCACCGCTGCCGGATGACATCGTGGGGGTGGCTACGCGGGCGGCGGCTAGGGTGTACCAGGTCGGGCTCCGGGCATCCGATACGGATGGCGTGCCGGGCGTTTCGGCGAAGAGCCTGGGGGATTACTCCGTGTCCTACGCCAGCGAGGTCGGCGGGGGCGTGGGCGAGGGATTGATGGGGGTCAGCGGGGCGAGGATGTTGCTGCTGAGTGAGAAGGACATCTTGAACAAGTATAGGTACGTGATGCAATGATACAAAAGCTGTTTTTATCCCTCGAGGAGCTTGTGCTGTTGGCTGGTGGCTGGCGCTGCGGGCGCTGTGGCGAGTTCAACAGTGATAGCGACTTCTGCTGCAGAAAATGCGGGGCGAGCCGGTGAGCGTCTTTGAGTCGCTGCTGAACAACACGTTCACGGTGGAGAGGCGGACCAGGGTGGGCGATGGGCAGGGGGGGTGGACGATCACCTATATCGCCTCCGGAACGATGTACGGGCGTATCCGGCCAGCGACGGCGAACGAACGGGTGGTGGCGGACGCGGAGCAGGAGCAGATCACGCACGTGTTGTACGTGGTGGCCGGGGAGGACGTGGCGCGCGGGGACCGGGTGACGTGCGAGGACCTGGTGGTTGAAGTGTTGGGGGTGCGGGAGCCATCGGAGGCGGGACACCATTACGAGGTGGATTGTTTGGAGAGGCAGAGGGAAGAGTCGGATGCATGAATGGTGACAGGGGACGACGTCGCTCCGGAGAGGAATGTCACCACGACGCCCCCGGGGTGGGGGCTGGGAGTGAGCGCGACGTGACCCGGGGGATTCACCGGGAGGCCTCGTCCAGGCCATACCCTTCAGCGGGTAGGGTACTAAATGCCCGGGCTATCCCTCGCGCGCGCGGGTCCCGTCACCGGCACCGTGTAAGATTATAGCAGAAATTATGCATTATGTCAAGAGAACACGGATTTGCAGGATTAAGACGGATTAAGAGTGCTCAATGAGCAACGTCATGGAGTGGCGGCAACGGCAGGTGGTGGAGGAGGTGCGGGGGTTCCTTGCGACGAATATGGAGGCGGCGGCGGGCGTGGTGGAGATGGACGCTCGGCGGCGGCTGCTGAGCATCGTGGAGCCAGCGTTCGGGCGGGCGTACCGCCGGTTGCTGGCGTTGGGAAAACTGATCAGCCGGGTGGTGATCGAGGAGAACGTGGTCGAGGGGCAGATCGGGATACCGCCGGGAGAGAAGGGTAGCGATTACGGATTCTGGATCGAGGTCGGGAGCAAGTCGAAGGCGGCGCAGCCGTGGCTGCGGCCGGCGCTGGTGAACAATTTCAAGGAGATTCTGAGGCTCCTTACAGGAGGGTAGGACTATGCCGACAGAGTTGGAGCGGGCGCGGGCTCGGGTCGAGCAGGCGTTGGCGCTGTGCGATTCGGAGACGGCGGACGGGATCATCGGGACGCCTCCTCCGGAAGAGTACGGGGTGTTAGTCCAGGGCGTCAAGGCCGTCTATCACATGCTGTGGATGATGGCCAAGGCAAATGGTCTCAAACAAAACCCGACCACGTTCAGGATGGGCGCGCAGGCGATGCTCATGCTGGCGACGATTGTGCATTATGCGTATGCGTTGGGGATCAAGAGAGGAAGAGCAGGATCTGCGGAATTAAAGGATCGGAGAGGTGGGCGCGATCACTGAGGCGATTCACGATGTGCTGGCGGGGGATGGGACGCTAACAGCGTTGCTGGCAACGTATGGCGGCGAGCCCGCGATCTTTACGACGGATCCAGCGCCTGGGGATGCGACGCTGCCATATATCGTGAGTGCGGGCGAGGTGGCGCAGACGGCCTGGGATACGAAATTAACGCGAGGCTGGATGGTGATGCGAGACGTGCGCTGCTACACGGATGCGACGGGCAGCGCGGCGGTGGTGGAGGCAATCGCGGAGCGGGCGCGGGCACTGTTGCACCGGCAAACGCTCGCGATTTCGGATTTCGAATGTGTGATAGCGGACTGCTCGGGGCCGGTGGCGGCTGATGGGCAGGATGCATATGGGCGGATCGTGACGGTCCGCCTCACGGTAGAGGAGGAATAACGCAGATTGCAGGACGGAAACGGATCAGGATAGGAACGGATAGGAGGCTGAAACTATGGCTATGAATGGAACTGACGTGTTGTTGCTGGTGAATACCGGCACGACGGCTGTGCCGGTCTATGAGGCAGTAGGATCACAGCGGGATGTGACGTTCGACGAGGCGACGGAGGAGATCGACGTCTCGTCGAAGGACTCGCGGGCGAAGAGGGTCCTACCAGGCCGGTACTCAGCGACGCTGAGCCTGGATGCGCTGTACGTGTGGACCGACGACGGCTACCGCGCGTTGCGTGACGCGATGCGGGATGGGGAGTTGATTCTGGTCGCGCGCGAGGACGACAGCACAACGATCGAGACCGCGGACGCGCTGATCACCAGCCTGAGCGAGAGCTTTCCCGACCAGGGCGAGGGCGCGATCAGCATCTCGATGACCATCGACGGCTTCTGGACGGAGCTGGAGAGCTGATGCCAGGCGCACGAGGTGAGGCGACAATCCAGGCCGGCGAGCGCGAGGTACACATCCTCTTCACGAATCGAGCGCTGGCTGAGACCGAAGGCGCAATCGGTAAGTCCATCATCGGCGTGGCGCAGGGCTTTACTGAGGGCACGACGGGCGTCGGCGACATCGCGCACCTGCTACGGGCCGGGATGGAAGCGGCGCGGCGGGATGCGCGCGCAGGCGGCAAGGTGGTGACGCTCAAAGATGCGTTCCAGGTGCTCGACGAGGTCGGATTCACGGCGGTTAGCGTCGCGGTGATGGAAGCCGTGTCTGCTGTGCTGAGTTTCAGCGGAGAGCAGGAGCAGGACCCAAACCCGTAGGCCGGAGGCGGCTGGATTGGCAGGCGCTCCTGGAGTCGGCGCTCAAGTGTGGTGTCAGTGTGGCCGAGTTCTGGTCGCTGACGCCACGCGAGACGTTTGCGGTCATTGAGGCGGTTTCCTGGCGGCTGGAGCGGGAGCATCGGCGGGATGCCTGGCTGGCCTGGCACATCGCGGCGTTATCGCGCGCCAAACGGTTGCCGGCGCTGCAACGATTGATCGCTCCAGGCAAATCGCGGGCGCTGGAGGGTGAGGAGCTGGAGCGGCGGCGGGCCGAGCATCGGGAGATCATGCAAAAGATCGACGTGGACAAGATAAACGAGGCGAAGCGGCGTGGGAGTTGATGCGAGCCTGGGCCGCGCGAACGTAGCGGTTCGCGCGACGCTGGACAAACTTGACACCGACCTCGGCGATGCGCGGGGCAAGGTAGACAGCGCCATCTCCAAGATTGTCGCCGGCGCCGGGCAGAGTTTCCAGGCGCTGGGCACTGCTGCGCTGGGTGGTATCGGCGTGGCGACGGGGGCGATCGCGGGCCTGGGGGCGGCGCTGGCCAAGGTCACGGTGGACGCCGCACCGGTGGAGGGGGTGAGCGACGCATTTGCAGGACTGGCCGAGAGCGCGGGCCAGGGCGCGGATGAGATGCTAGGCGCGCTCAAACGGGGCAGCGCCGGGATGGTCGCCAACCGCGACCTGATGATGTCGTTCAATCAGGCGGCGCAGTTGGTATCCACCGACTTTGCCACGCAGCTCCCGGATGCGATGCAGTATCTGGGCAAGGTCTCGGCGGCGACGGGCCAGGATATGGGGTATATGCTCGACAGCCTGGTGAAGGGCGTCGGGCGTGTGTCGCCGATGATCCTGGACAATCTGGGGATCCAGGTCAACCTGACCGAGGCGTGCGCTGAGTGGGCGAAGACCTCCGGCAAGGCGGCCACCATCACAACCGACAATAGCGAGGCGATGGGCAAACTGAGTCAGCAATTGGAGTTTGCCGAGCGTGAATATGCGCTCATGGCGGAAAAGCAGGAAGGCGCTACTGCTACCACGACCGACAACAGCGAGGCTATCGGCAAACTGGGCCAGACACTGGAGTTCGCCGAGCGTGAGTATGCGCTCATGGCGGAAAAGCAGAGAGCCGCGGCGGAGGCGGGCAAAGACGTAGGGTCTATCAACCTACAGATGGACAAAAAGGCCGCGCAAATAGCAGCGTACAGAGCCAAACTGGAGCAGTTGGAGGCGACACATGGACAGACCATCGCTTCCGGCAAGGACATGGGCTCTGTCAACCTGCAGATGGATAAGAAGGCGGCGCAGATAGCCGGATACAAGGCCGAACTAGAAAAGCTGGAGGCGACGCACGGGAACACGACGGAGGACTTTGACGCGCTGATCGAGAGCATGACCAAAGCGGAGCAACAGGAAGCGGTCATGGCGATGACGATGAAGAAGCTGGCCGAAAACACGGCAGCGATGCCAGACGTAACGGAGACAGCGGCGGCAAAGATGGCGCAGTTCAAGGCGACGATCCAGGACACAAAGGACGAGGTCGGGGTGGCGTTTCTGCCGGTACTAAACCATCTCTTGGGAACCGCGGGAGACCTGGCAGAGAAGGTATTGCCGCTGCTGACCGGGTTCGTCGAGACGACGCTCGTGCCAGCATTCGAAAAGGGCGCATGGTTCGTGAATGCGTTTGTGTATGGCTTGACTACCGGCGAAGGGCCTTTAGAAGCGTTTACGGGTGCATTACAGGAGATCGTACCAGATGAGGTGTCGGACGCGATTCAGGCAGTGTGGCTGCAACTCCAGAACCTATGGACAACGATTCAACCGTATATCGAAACAGCAGCGGAGTGGATTGGGCAGAATGTGGAGCTCCAGGACGTGTTGATCGCGCTGGGGGCGGCGATTGCAGCCGTGGTCCTGCCGATGTTGTGGAGCATCATCACGGCGGTTGCACCGGTGATCGCGGTATTCGTCGCGGCGGTGGCGATCGTGGTGGCGCTGCGCAAGGCATGGGAGTCCGATTTTCTTGGCCTGCGCACGTTCATACTGGATACACTCGAAAAGATCACAGCCTGGTGGGCCGAACACGGCGACGCGATCATGGCCAAGGCGCGCGAAATCTGGGAGTCTATCGTCGAAGTGTTCGAGTGGTTCAGGTCCCAATTCTCCACGCTGTTTGCCGCGTTCAGATTGGCCTTCGAGGGAGACTGGTACGGTTTCGGGGAAAAGCTGCGCGAGATCTGGGACGAGATCTGGCGCATCCTCGGGGAAATCGGAGAGAGAGCCTGGAATAAAATTAGCACCTTCTTCCAAGACACGGATTGGGGATCCGTGGGGCGAAACATCCTTGAGGGCGTGGCGCGCGGGATCGCTACTGGCGTGTACGTCATTGAGCAGGCGGCGCGCGACGCAGCCAGGGCTGCGCTCGAAGCCGCGATGGGATTCCTGGGTATCCACTCGGAATCGCGGGAGGGGATGCGGATCGGGGCGTTTTTCGTGCAGGGCATTGGGACGGGGATGGAGTATGCATTGCCAAGCCTGGTGGCCACCGCTGAGAACACCAGCGCACAGATGCTGGCAGCGGGGTCGGTGGAGGCGATGAACGCAGGTGCAGTGGGAGGAGCCGGTTACCAGATCAACAACTATTTCGGGGCGGACTCGGTGCGGAGCGAGGAGGACATCTACCGGCTGACTGAGGAGATCGACCGCTCGCTGACCTTGCGCGGACTCCAAAAGGTGGTGGCGTGATGGCGGAAGTGCTGACGATCGGAGGCGTGGACCGGACGGCAAACCTATACCGGGATTCGCTGAGAATCGAGCAGGCGGCGGGTGAATTCACCGCCGTTTGTTCGTTCAAGCTCGACGACCTGGATTCCACACTCGCGATTCAGACGCGCGATGCGGTGACCGTGACCGACAACGGCACGACGCTGTTCGCCGGCGAGGTCGTGGACATCGACTATACTCTGTTGTCCCTGGCGCTCCCTGGCCGCCGAATGTCGATTCGATGCCAGGATTATAACATTCTGGTCGAGGAGGCGGTGATCGACGGCGAGGAGGCCTACAGCGCCCAGGCCGATAGCGCGATCATCGCCGACCTGTTCGGTAGCTATCGGGCCGACGTAGACGCGACGACACACGTCTCGACGCTGCAGGCCAGCATGACGATCTCGTTTGAGGACGTGACACTGCGGCAGGCGCTGAGCGACATCTGCAGCAGAACCGGCGGCAGGTGGTACGTGGATGAGAGTAAGAAGTTACACTATTTCACCGCCGAGGTGAACGTATGCGCCTGGTGGCTGTCCGACGACCCGGACAATGCAGACTCATTCCCCTACCAGGCCATCAAACAGCGGCTTTCGGCCAGCACGATCGTCAACCACATCCTGGTCGTCGGCAAGGAGGTGCGGACCTGGTACGAGGATGCGGCCAGCGTGGCGGCGTATGGCGAGCGCCCGGCGGTGGTGGTGGATAACCGGATCACGACGCAGGCTGGGTTGGATACGCGAGGGGCGGCGCTGCTGGCCAAGTGGGCGGATCCACGGGTCGTATACGACGTCGTGACTCGCAAGGAGGGGCTGCGGGCGGGGATGGACGTGCGGCTGATTTGCACTGACTGGGGGATCGACGAGACGCTGACGGTACGGCGCTTGACGATCTACTGGCGAGGCGACAACCGGTTCTATTCGCTGGAGATCGGAGAGGGGATCGCGCCGGCGCTGACGACGGGGCGCATCTGGCTGGAGCGGCTCGGGCAGGCCGAGGGCAACATCTCCTCGATAGATGATACGATATTCGACACGGATGCGCCGGCGACGCCGACGTTCGAGGCCGAGAACCTGACGACCGGGGTGGACATAGATGCGGACGGTCACCAGGTCGTGTACATCCAGGCGACGTGGGGGTCAGTGGCGGATACGGATCTGGATCATTACCAGATCCAGATCTCGACCAGCAACGATTTCAGCGGCTACACGATCACGCGGGACCACGCCGCCGGCGGGGATCGCAAAGAGCGGTTCGTGGGCATTCTGGGCAACACGACCTATTATGCCCGGGTGCGCGCTATCGACTGGGTGGGAAACAAATCGGCCTGGTCCACGACGCGGAACGTGACGACGGCGAAGGATACGACGGCTCCAGCACAAGTGACCGGGCTGAATGCCGCGGCGAGCCGGACACTGGTCGGGTTGAACTGGGATGCGAACACGGAAGCCGATCTGTCGTACTATGAGATTCAGCGGGATGTGGACAGTGAGGGGGCACCAGCAGGCACCTGGGCGACGATTGCGCTGGCAAAGCTGAATTTCTACGTGGATCAGGACTTTACTGACGGGGAGATCTCGGGAGAGGATACGTTCTGGTATCGGGTGCGAGCGGTGGATACCTCCGCCAACGAGGGCGACTGGGCCGACCAGACGAGCGCGCAATTGAGCCAGATCGCGGCGGATCACCTGGCGGCAGGGTGCATCACGACCGTGAAAATTTTTGCGGGGGCCGTGACGGCGGAAAAGATCACGGTTGCTCAGCTTTCGGCGATCACCGCCGACCTGGGGACGATCACGGCGGGGATCGTTACCGGAGCGACGATCCGCACGGCGGCGGCGGGTGCGCGGGTGGTGCTGGATTCCACCGATGGGCTCCAGTGCTACAATGCCGGGGACATATTGTGTGCGCAGATCGACGTCGATGGGAGCGGGCAGATCGGAGCGAGCGGGGGGGAGGTTCCTCCGCTGACGTGGAATAATCTGGGTCAATTCAACCGGATTCAGGCGAATCAGTTACAAATCGGCCAGTCTTTGTTCAATCTCGCTGACGGTTTGCTCCTGCTCAACGATTACTGCGTAATCACCCCGCCAGTTACTGGCGGGGCAAATGGTGAGTGGGAAACTCTACGTAAACAAGTTGTGCTTTTTGCGCATTTTAGCCCACTCCACCAGATCCAGGGTCGTTGGCTGGGCACACGGGCAATGTTGGTGGAGATTGCTACAACCAACCTGGTCACGAACCCATCATTCGAGGTGGATCTGGGCGGGTGGGTAAATACTGGGTTCGATACGTGGGAACAGATTACTACGGACGGAGTATTTGGAAGCTGTTGCGCGCGGGCGTACGAGGCGTCGATAGAGGCCAATGAGTACGTGTCGTCCCCAGAAATGGCCGTAGATGCCGACACAGCGTACACGGCATCGCTCTACGCCAAACAGTCAGAGTGTAGTGGCGCAGGACATTTCGTGATTACCTGGTTCGATGCTGCCCACGGATACATCAGTAACTCCGATCCAGCATCGTTTGGAGCCACACCGTTTTATAGCTGGAAGCGATTCGTGATCGCGGGCACTTCCCCAGCAACTGCCGCATTTGCCAGAGTTGTGGTGGTTCATAGTGGTGCCGCCGGGACAGCGTATGAGTGCTACCTTGATGGTGTCCAGCTTGAGGAGCTTGATTGCACCACCAGTTATACTGACGGTAGTTTGGGGAATGGCTACGCTTGGACTGGAGCAGCACACGCCAGCACGAGCACACGGGCACTCACCGAGATCAACCTCAACGATTACGCCGGCATGCTGAACAATCGTAACACACTGTCTATCCGTCTGGTGGCACAGATGCCATACGATGCGGATGCAACCTGGACGAATACTGCAAATGCCCTGATGGATTTAGCGAAGACAGACCTAACACAGCGCGTGCTCATCGTTTACGACACAACGGACAATACAGTGAAGTGCGTACTACCGTCCGCCACGCTCACATCATCCGCACAAACATTTAAGGCTGGTGATTGGCTCGACATCGTGGTGACGCTGGATTACGCCACAGATGATTACAACATCTACGTTGATGGCGTCTTGGAGGACAATGATACAACCGCGCACGTTGCGTCTACCGCGCTAAACGAGTGGAACCTGGGCTCCTATATCACGGCGGCAAACCAGGCCGGTGCGGCTTACAGTGAGCTCGCGGTGTTCGACAAGGTGCTCTCAGCGGCGGAGGTGGCGCAGTTGTACAATCTCCAGCGGCCGCTGATCGACGCGGGTGCGATGGAGACGCCGGGGATTTACATCCTGGATGGAAAATTCAGGATTTCGAGCTCGACGACGGGGAACCGGATCGAGATCGACGCGGATGAGATCGCCGGGTATGATAGCGGGGGGACGAAGCAGTTCTATCTCCAGGCCTCGGATGGGAAGGCGGTGGCGGGTGGCGGGGATGTTTGGATGGACGAAGACGGCCTGGCGCTGGCAATCGGGAGCGGCTCGTCAAATCAGGTCAAGTGGCTCGACGGCAATGATGACATTGGCAGACTATACGCGTACAAGAGCGCCACGACTGCAATTCTAACGCTGTTTGCCATTGGCATGGGCACCGGCGATGACGCAATAATCAGCCTAAACGCGCAAGACGACATCACCGGTACAACGCAGCTCCAGATCATCTCGCCAAACGTGGCAGGATACGACTCAGCAGGCACGATCATTGCCAGTGTCGGCGGTACTGGTGCACTACAGGTCAAGAGCCACGGCATCAAGGTGGTCGGAGATATCCGGCTGACTGATGGCAAGGCTGCGCCCGCAACTGAAGCCGGGTATGCTATCCTGTACGTGGATAGCGCTGACGGGGACTTGAAGGTGAAATTTGGGAATGGATTTGTAGCTACAATAGCGGCCGATAGCTGAGGAGAGAGCCATGAGCGTATCGACGAGCGGGTTGGCGAAGGAGCTGAAAAAGCTGCTTGGCGCGGAGACGAACGCCGATGTGTTGGAGCGGGTGCAGAAGCTGCAAGCGCCGACGTCGTCGGCGGTGATCGTGGCGGTGTGCTGGAAGCCAGGCGAGCCGACGGCAGCGGTAAATGTGCTGTCGTCGCAGGATACGTCGATGACGCACGTGGCGGAGGCATTGCGACGCGGGGAGGCGGTGGTGATGCAGCAGATGGAACAGATCGCGATGCAGGCGCAGAGCGAGGCGGCACGGCTGCGGGCGGAGCTGGCGAAGGCGGAAGAGAGAGCAGGATCGGCGGAATGAACGGATAGGAGAACACTCCCCTCCGGGCGTGTCTGTGGTGACACCCGCTCG